ACAGGAGTTATAGAAGCGGAAAGTCCTATATCGGCTTGGTTTGCATAGTTTACAGAGACAGAAGCTGTATCAGTTTTGGCTGTTTGTATTACTTGAAGAATCCTTGGATAAGAAGTATTTGATATTGCAACGCGTTCTGTTCCACCAGTCGAGAACTTAATAGAGTCAGCAGCATATGCTATTCCACTATTACTATCCGAGCCGCGAACTGATGGCGCTGAAGCAGAGCCGTCAATAGATGCTAATCCAGTTGTTCCGTCGATGGTTACTGTCATGCTTAGATCTTAGCGATTAATACGTAGAAATAACAAGTGCTTCATACTATGGTCCAACGAGAAGTAGAAGGAATTGTCACGGTCTGACCGCTTGCCACGGTTATAGGTCCGGCGCTTAAGGAATTAGTGTTTGCGGGTATCGAATATGAACCCGTTACGGTTTGTGTGAAGTTCATAAAGACTTCATCAGAGCCTGTCCCTGTCGCTCCACCTGAAGCACCTCCAATTTCTCCCCAACTGGGAGACGAACCAGAATAGCCCTCGAAACTATTTGTTGTTGTGTTATAACGCAGCATACCCACTGCCCCTGTTGGTCTTTGGGCAGTTGTACCGTCTGGACATTTAATTGCTGTATTGCTATCAAAGTCAGCCGTACCCGTAATAGTTGGACTTGCGGCGGCTGCTAATCCAAGGTTTGCTGACCCAATACCACCAACAGCAGAAACAGCGACCCAAGCATTATTAGCACTATTTCTTATATATAAGGTGTTGTCTCCAGTGTCTACATACCATTGATAAGCAAACGTAGTTGAAGGATCTGTTGACTTACTGTTATTAGAAGCAATTGCTGCAAGTGCATTATTTAAATCTGCCCTCACCGCCGCGCCCGTACCGTTTGCAATTACATAATCGTGTTCGGCCATTCTTACTCTTGCGACATATTAACTAAACCCATATTAACCACCTTTTAAGGCGATAAACCATATCCAACAGCCGACCATGTGAAATTCTTGTCTATTGCGCTCCCTCCTGAGTTTTTAACAGTAAAAGTGAAGCCTGTAGAAGTAACCGTTGGCCCATCTATGTAATCGCCGCTAGAAAGATTGTTTACCTGTAATCCAACAGAAGGAAGATAAGCATTGACCCCACCTAGTCCACTAGTTCCAACAAAGAAAGGTTTGGAGAATGTTATTGCTTTAGCGCCTGCCCCACTAGCAACAGCCCCAACGCTTTGCTCTTGTCTTCTTTGCATTGTTGCGCTAAATCCAAGTTCTTTTACTTGAATGTTTTCATCTGTATCTGTACTTGTTAAAACTGTTTTAAAGTCAAAGCCCCTAGCCTTATGAGTTCCATTTGCGAACTCTTGCCATGAACTCCAAGTGGCTCCACCGCTTGCAGGATCATTATCAGTAGTTCTTACATATAGTTTTGCATCTACGTTATTTGTTGCGCCGTCCCAATCTCCCCATGTGTCAACTAATGCGGCCCTTGCGTCTAAATCATCATCAGGCAAGAAGCCAACAACTTTAAAATGCCTCTTTAAATCAAGAGAATAAACAGCACCTAAATCTAATTTACTTGCAAAGTTATATGTCCCTGAAGCATCAACATCACCCCAACCAACACCATCAAAATCAGTAATTGCATCGACAGATGTAACAGCATCAAAGCCACCCATCTCAAGTATTAAAGCGCTATATCCTGAGTCGTAAGTAACGTCTGTTTTACTACCTGAAAAAGGTGTTGGGCTTAATTGATCTTCCCTTTGCGTAATTACTGGTAATGCCCCAAGAGTGTCAGGTAAATCAACAATTACTGATGTTGCATTAGTGCTTTCTCTTTGCCCATCATCAAAGAATTTCACCAACATTTCGCCTTCTACTAAAGGCACAATCGCCTCGGTTTGACTGCCTGATTTAGAAGCAATTAAGGACGTTGCATTACTCCAAGTTGCTGCGCCCGTTGTATCTGAGGAATGTTTGAATTTCACACCTCCGCCATTGATTACATCCAACTCGGTTGATCTATCCCATCTCAATCTTCCAGAGTTTGCGCTGATCGCTTCGAAAGTCAGATTGGCAACATCAGTAGGCGGCGCTGTTTTACCAACAGCCGCAAAACTTATATCAGAAGAAGTGGCAGAAGGTTTTAATGCTGAATTAATTGAATAAACAGAAATGTCATAGGTTCCCGCCGTTGTATCTAAAATTTGATGTTCAAGGCCTGTTATTTGTTCTTGCTCATAGTTTCCATTTCCCTTTTTCCATCTAACTAAATATTGATTAACCCCTTTGACAGGTTTCCAGTTAACAGTAATTTTTACCTTTGCCGCGCCATTCTCTTCATAGATCTGCTCTGTTGCTGTAACGCTAGAAGGCGGACTAGGTATCGCATTTAAAACAGAAACAGTTCGAGTTGTTAAGGTCGAACCATCTTCTATATAGGCATATTTCGACGAGTTATAAGCAAGAGCTGAAATTGTATAAATTCCTTTTTCTTCTTCCGCAATGCTTACTATTCGCCACTGTGTAGTTTCTGTTGTGTCATTAGCAAGAACCCAAACGGAATTAACATTTGGAGTAGCAGAAAATGCAGCACTAACAGTAATAACAGAACCAACAATTGAAGTAATTGATTTTGTCTCCAATGATCCGTCGGGGAGGATGACAGATAAGGTTGCATTATTGGTTGCGTCTAAATCTGTTTGATCAGAATTATCAACTGTAATTTGTGTTGTTGTAGCTGCCGAAATTCGGCCCCCTCGTCTTAATCCACTCCTTACAGGATCAGCGACATTAATAACATCCCCCGGAGCAATACAAACAGCGCTTTCTAATGTTGTTTTAAAACTAACAATTTCTGACTCATGGAAAAGTGTATATAAAGCCCACTTACCTAAACGGTTAGCTTGTCCTCTTGATGTGCAACCGAAAGCTTTTAAATTTTTAGTAATAATTCCCCACTTAGCTTGCATTGCAGCATCAGAAACTTCCTCCCAATCTTTCGTCTTAGTTTCATTATCAAAGTAAGAAACATTTATTTGTGTTGCCCTGGTTTTTGCTGAAGCTCCTGAGTAATTAAATCCGCCTTCTAAAGTATTAGCTAAGGTAAATAAATATGATGCATCTTTAGGAGAATCTTGAGAAATAGTAAGCGCACCTGTAGACCAATACGGCATACAACGCATACTTCCGCATATATCATTAATTAACTTATATGCATCTGTTTGATTTTGAATAGCGCCATTAAATGCAAATCTTGCATGTGTTCCCCCCTCCCCATCATTAATCAATTCGTTGTTATAAACAGAAACAGAATAGAAAGTGTATTTGTCTAATTGTGACTCTACTATATGTTGACCAAAACCATATCTCTCATTAATTAAAAGGTCGTAAAGTATTAGGGCCGGATCGCTATGAGCTTCTTTACTTACTTTAAATGTGCCATCCCAAGACCCGCTAAAACTTAAACTTCCATCTGATCTGACTGTTGCGTTTGAATAAATTTTAGTTTTAATTCCTCGTAGGCGATACATCCTCGCCGGCGTTTGTGGGAAATTCTGAGCATCAAACCGCAAAGCTGCATGAGCTGTATTGGCATAAGCTCTTTGTTGATCAATTATTTCTGTATAAGCCGACCAATGAAATTCATCATGTAATTTTGAATTTGTACTGTTAGCAGTATTTCTAATGACTCGAATATCAACAGGAAACGCCCCACTTAAAGTAACTTTATAATCCCTTGAATAAGCGTTATTAGTTCTACCCGTTACCGTGTCTGTAATTACATTTGTATAACCTCCGCCGTTATATTGAACAGCAATAGATAATGAAACTGACGAGCCATCAACATTTCCATCATCTTGATAAAATTCCAGTCGAGGGAAAATAACTGTAACCCTTGCAGATGTAACAGAAGTATTAGTAATAGACCTTGTAACTGGTGATCCGTTTTCTACTTTTACAGAAACACTATTCTCCGTCTCTATTTCGGAAATGCCGGGAATATATGTTTGACCTGATGTACCTGAACGAAAATTAAAATTAATACCTTTAAAATTAAAATCTGTTGCCGTAGTACTAGCAGGGTTAGCAGAACTATTTAAAACCTGAGTATTATTTAAATAAACATCTTTGAGGCTTGCTGTGTTGTAGTTAGTTGTTCCTACTGTGTAACCGGCATCTATTGCACTAGGAAAACCAACTTCACCCTCTCCCAATGCTTCCACATAGGTTGCATATTGATTACTGGCTAGGGCATCATTTGGTAAAGAAGGTAAACCCCAAAAAGCCCTAAATTCTTCTCTTGTTCCACCGCTTGACCAACTCATCCCTAACCCTCCCCTTGGATAGTATCGATACCATTACTAATAACTATTGATCCAACATAAACGTCATATCCATATATCAAAGGCAACGGCACACCAGATCTTGAAATGTTGCTAATCCCTGAGAACTGATAGTTGCTATTCGGATCATGGGACTCAATATCTGATGAATCTTGATCATTTTCTGACAGTAATTGATTTATCCCACCAAGAGTCAACGACAGACCAATACCCGCAACGACTGTTCCAATATTTATCCCCGCAAGCAACACTCCTCCAAAACCACCTGTTACGACAACTAAACTAACCAAAGCAATACCTGCAATAATCTTTGTCCATCCACCTTTAGATCCAACCATTACAGGAACAATTTTTATTTCTTCTGTTTGACCTATAGGCTCATTTAATTCATCAATATCTAAATTTCGATCAGCAACCATAATTTTGTAATGTTGTTGAGCCATATGTGCCTTTACTTCCGGCCAGTTTGCTTTTAAAAAACTCATCACATCAGCAAAACTTCTAACATCAGCTTCAAAGGTGCCGTTATCCCATTTAAGGAATTTTTTTAAACGTCCGTAGACTTTAATTTTTTTTAGCATGTCGATACCTCCTTATTGTTGATTCTATTAGTTGTTTGCCGTATAGGTCACGGCTGCTAAGTCTTCCGTATGAATGATGAATGATTTTTTGTTGACCTATATAAACAGATACATGATCAGGGCATGGACCTTTAATTTTATGCAATAAAAGATCGTCTACCTGAATATCATCATCAACAGGAACAAAATTACTTTCAGGAATTAATCTTTCAAAAATTCCATTAGTCAAAATCTCATCTGATCGTTTAGGCCGTTCCCAGTTTTTAACCTCTAACCCTTTCTCTGCAAAATGGTCAATAACGAGATTCCAGCAGTCGGCCGCCCCCCATGTCCACCGTCTTCCTAAAAGGGGTGCTTTATATCCAGAAGGTTCAAAATATTTCCACGCTTCAATCTCAGGATTACAGATATAAAAAGGAAGGTCGATGTATTCACAGCTAGCCAAATCAACGTCGCTCGGTTCTACAGAACAATCAGGGTGTGAATGAAAAATTGCTATTGGCTCCCCAAAGTTATCCTCACACTCAACCCAATCATCAGGATCAATACAAAAACCCTCTAAAGGATCTTCTGCAATATTGCGACAAGGAAAATATTTCTCTTTGCCTTTGACAACCGCAACGATTCCACAAGCTTCTAAAGGTTGCTTAGATTTTGCATGTTCTAATGCTTCTTTTTTCCAAGTCATCCAACAAAAGTCCCAACACCAGGAAAATCAGCCCTAGTAACTAATCGTTTAGGAGCTTTAGGCCCATAAGACAAATCAAAAGCTGATGCACATTCCCATTCAACAATTTCTCTAGTTTCTGTTGTCTTGCGATCTAAATAAAAAATTTGTTGGGGGAGTTCACTAGTTGGATCTGGAGTTCCAAAAGGGTTTGTGCCTGTACTCCAATTTGCAGCATCTAAATATCTAGCAAGCGTTCTAATCCGAATTAATTTACTACCGCATAAATCAACGAAAGGGGTCACATTATTTGTATCAAGAATTAAGGCGGTTAAGAATCCAAAAGCATTACTTGCACGAAGAACAGGTCTAGGCAATGCCCCTTTGCCGGTTTCGGAAAAGCCCGTACATTCGATTGGATAACGCATAAAGGAATTACCCGCCCATATCACTTCTCCATTGGCATTAGGACTTGAGCCATTATGAAATCTATAAACATCCGAATTTCCGTGAAGCGTAGAATCAAGAGTAAGGGTGAATAGTTCTATAACAGAACTGGGGTTAATCTTTTGAAGTTCAGAAACAGGAACAGCCATTAGGGTTCGAATACCTCTCTAAAAGTTGTATTGATTGTTGTACGTCCTGCAACTGCAATATCTAAACTCCAATCAGAACAAACCCATTTTCCTGCGCTTCCTCTTGGCGGTGTCCAATCAAAAGATTCAGTGCCTTTCTTGTCTTCTAAAAAAGTAATAATATTATCTCTTTCCGTATCGTCTCTATTAGCAAAAGAAAGCCGCCAAGATTTTGGATCACGTTGCAAGCCAAAACTAATTCTGTGTTCGTAAGAATCACCTAATTTAATAATTTGCGCTTCGGGTCTACTGTTTTCAGTAGCAGTAAAAGAGGGGGTATAAGAAAAAGTTGCCATAATTAAGTAGCGGCTAAAAGGCCTCCAGGTCTTTGCTCGTTAATGATGATTGACCTAGTTGCATTTGCTATTAATTGACCAAGAACTTTGCCGCCTTCCTCGTCTCCTTCCACTTCTGAACCGGATGCATCAACAGCGACATTAATAACTGTTCCACCTCCCCCTTGAGCTTCTACACCTAAACGCCCACCCTTTCCACGCTTCAGGGGCATGATTGCTTCGGGCTGACCGTATTCACTCATAATTCCAAAGTTGCCCGACCCTCCCATGGCAAACATTGTTGGCCTATTAACTACGCCACCTTTTGCGTAAGCCTTTATCTGATTGCCATTTTCAAAGACTCCACCTTTGGCAAAACCTGAAAGTCCAAACCCTGCCATGATCGGTTTAATGATCATTGCCCTAATTGCTATTCGTGCCATATCAGCAATAATTGATCTTGCTAATTCCTTGAATTGCATCTTGCCCGTAGTAACGAACGAGACCAACTGATCTTCAAGACCTTTGAAAGATTTAATTACTACGTCGGCTATTTGTCCGCCTACATCACCTAAAGAATCACTAAAAGCTTGTAATTTTTTCTGACCATTAGGGCCAAACGCACTTACAAGGCTTTTATCTGTGTTATTAACGGCTCCTTGTAATCCATTAACTATCTCCGTTGTTTTAATTACTTGGCTTTCTAATTCTTGTGCCGCTTTTGTTCCCTCCTTGAAATATTTTTCAGGTGCATCTGATTCACCTGTATATAATTTTGTTAGTGCAGGAAGATTTGATTCAAAACGTGCTTTAGCTTCGTCAATGTAATCATCACCAAGAATCGCTGCTAAATTTTCCTTCTGTTGTCTTGCAAATCTTTCACCTAGTTCTTTTGCCATATTTGCGCCACCGCCTAATAAATTCTTAACCCATTCAGGTGTTAACCGATCGATTGTTTCCATCATTTGCTTAACTCTGTTTATGATCGTTTCACCAAGTTTTCCTATTTCTTGAAATAATTTAGCAACACCAAAAACAGTAATTGCAATTCCTCTAATAGCACCTTCTACAAATTTAAAAAATCCTGACCAATCATTTTGGCTTCCAAGAACATCTGTAAAAACCTCTAAAATTGAATTTAAAGCTGGTAACAACGCATCAGTTAATTGTTGTCTGAAGCCATTAAATCCAATACCTAAGATAGTTAATTGGTCGTTAAAATACTCTGCATTTTGAGCAAATCCCTCGCTGGTTTCATAATTAAATTTATTCATTGCTTCGCTTCCTTCGTTAAGCATTGGAATTAAACTTGCTCCTGATCTGCCAAAGATTTCCATTGCTAAAGCCGCTTTTGTGGCTCCGTTTGGCATATCTCTAAACCGATCAGCTAACTCGCCTAATACCGCCTCTGAACTTTTTAATTGACCATCAGAAGTCCTTACGCTTACACCTAAAGCCATATACGCATCAGCATAAGTAGCCACACCTTGATCTGCTTCTCTCATTGACTGAGCCAAACGCCTCAAGCCTTTGTCGATAGTGGCTTGTTCAACCCCTGCTAATTTTCCAGCATTTACATAAGCTTGCAAAGTATTTGCAGCGATGCCCGTTTGACTACTTAATTTTCCAAAAGCATCAGCTTGATCGATGGAAGATTTAACAAATCTAGTAAAAGCACCCGCACTAACAATTAAAGCTAAAGCCTTAAAAGCTGTTCCTGCACTTAAAGCCGCTGTTCGAACATTTTTTAACCTGCCTTGTAATCCCTGCATGGAATTACCCATGCGCTTAATACCCGCCTCTCCTGTTGTTTTTGCCTTAATTAATAAATCAAATTTTTGTGCCATTTACTTTGACTCCTTATTCATTTCAGCCATTGCCGTAATTTCCATGATTTGTAAATCTTCAAACACAGAAGGCAAATCTTCTACTGAATAGAGTTTAGCTGTACTTATTACGCTCGCATAGTCTAAGCCCGTTACTCCGCCTATTGAAGTACGCCATTGAGTTTGACACCTCAGAAATAATTGAACAACAGACCAATTTTCATTCCAAACTTCAAAATCTTTTTCTGGTTCAGGTTCAGGCAAGGCAACACCTAACGCCGCCGCGTCCTGTTGTGTTAAATCCTGTATGCCGCCACTACAACAATAAATAGCAGCGGCCTCTAGTTTTTTCTTTTTGCCCCCATGCGACTATCAATAAAAGCCGTTGCAATTGCTGTAGGAACTCCTAAGACATCAAGTAACTCATCAAACTTTGCTTGAACAAAAGGCATCTCTTCCCCTTTATCATCCAATATTCCAGACCAACCGGTAACAACTTCTCTAGCTACATCAACATCATTAATTTCGCCCCTTTGTGATTGATCTATTAATTCTTGAAAACGAGTTTGTGAAATATTTTTAAATTCCGCTTCAAACGTATGTCTTTTTAATTTTCCATCTTCCGGCAAATCAACTTTGACGGGCCAAGAATAACTATCAGATTGCTTAAGAACAAAGGCCATTAATAATTACTATGTATTCATAGCAAGGGTAAACCCCTTGAAGACTAAAAGCAATGTCTACACAAATTTAATTTCCAACTCGTCATTGCCTGAGTTAGGCAATGCAACATAAGGTAAATCAAGGGTCTGTATGCCGTCACTATCGCTATAACTAGGAGCGCTTATGTCAGTTTGTGGACAACTAATCTCGATCTTATTTCCTGCGGCTGTTCCATAAATAAGTTTATTTGTCCCGGTCGCTGATCCTGTCGCAATACTGAAAAAGTTTTTTGCGCTTAGGCTTGGATTTTCTATTGTGATGCTTCCTCCAGGAGCGCGGTTTGTAATTAAAACTTCTTGAGTGCCAGAGACTAATTCTCTGTAAACAACCTCATTATTCATGTCAAAGCTGTAAGACTGCAAAGGCAGAGAAGAGCTGAATATTTCGTAACTTGTAACGTTGCTCTTGTTAAAGATCAGCGGGGTTGCCTGTTTTTGATAAGTGCAAGTTGGAAGCGTAACCGTGGCAGGTTGAGCAAATTTCCCGGTAAGAGTGAAATTGACTTCAGGGATTGCACCGACTTCGCAACTGATTGAAAATGTTCCTCTTGCTCCAATTATTGCGTGATTTGTGCCGTCATAGTTGCAATAAATAGAAACGCTAGACATCGCAGCGGGATCAGATGTTGGCGCGTATGTATTTGTCGTTGAAGCATCTGTGTGAACCATTGCGCAAGCTTCTAAAGCAGGCCCCCATTGCACGGCCGTTCCTGCTGTGCCCGATCCTTGAAGCTCAACAGTAAAGCTTACAGAGACTTTTTGATTAGCTAATAAAATATCGGAATTCCCGAGGTAAGCGCGAATTAAGTCTCTGGAAACCTCGTCACTTTCGATCGGTGTAACTTCGAGATTTTTTACGAGTATTGCATTAGCCGAACCTGTTGGTGACGCATCCTGATTACTGGTGGTCTCTTTTTTCAGGAGGATTGTTCTTTTTCTAGTTAGCTTTGCCACGGCACAGTTGATTCAAAACATATACATCCATATTAGAGGCAGTTTGCTATGCCGAAGTATTACTGAGTTATGTCATCAAGTTCTGTTCGATAGCGTACTAAGAAGCCCATCGTTGTAACTCCTATAGGGCTGTCACCATCAATAGCCTCAAAAGATACGTTAGTAGGTTGAACATCTATAGCCTCGCCGCCAAGCGTTAAATCAGCGGTCATTTTTGCATGAGCTGAAACTATCGTTGCGTCTGCCTGTTCGTCGGGTACATCTCCAGAACTAAGAACAGTAACCGTTACAGATAAAGACCAATCAAGGGTAGGAAGAGATGTGTTCTGTTCTGCATCGTCATTACTCCATTCAATAATTAAACTAGGGAGCTGGCTTCTTTGCGCTAATGGAATTGTCCTCGATCTATATATGCGCGTCGAAACTCCAACGGTTCCCGCTAATGCTGTTTTAATTGCGTCTAAAATATCTTCTCTTTTTGAGGCCATTTAAACTTTCTCCAATGAGATTTGACAAGTAAGGC